TCATGGCGCTGCTCGACGAGGCGCCCACCCTCGCGGCCAAGGTCGCCCGCGGCAAGCGGATGACCAAGACCCGCAAGGTGATCGCCGGCGTCCCGCTGCGCCTCGCGCATGCCGGCTCGTCCACCGCGCTCAAATCGGACCCGGCGTCGCTCGCCCTCACGGACGAGGCCGACGAGCTCATGGCCAACGTGAAGGGGCAGGGCGACCCGATCGGCCTCATCGACGCCCGCGGCGATACCCACGCCGACTTCGTGCACGCCATGGTGTCGACCACCTCGCGCGGCCCGAAGGAAGTCGAGAAGGACGAGGTCTCAGGCCTGGAGTTCTGGAAGGTCCAGCCGGCCGACGACATCGAGTCGACGATATGGAAGTACTGGCAGGCCGGCACCCGGTACCACTGGACCTGGCGCTGCCCGCACTGCGCAGAGCGGTTCGTCCCGCGTCTCGCGTGCCTCGAGTACGAGCACAAGGGCGAGGAGGCGAAGACCACGCCGGCCCGCGCCAAGGAGACGGCGCACCTCGTCTGCCCGAATCACGGCTGCATCATCACCGAAGCCGAGAAGAAGGCGATCGAAACCACCGGCCTCGAGGTGGCGCCCGGCCAGTACGTCGACGAGCACGACAACGTCACGGGTAATCCACCGGAGAGCGATACCTGGTCGCTCTGGGCATCGGGCCTGTGCTCGCCGTTCCAGAGCTTTGGCGACCGCGCTGCCCGCTACGTCGAGGCGATCCAGACCGGCGATCCGGAGAAGGTCCAGACGGTCACGAACGCCGCTTTCGGCGAGCTGTGGATGCCGAGCGGCGGCGACGCGCCGGAATGGGAAGAGGTTCGCGACCGCCGCCTGCCCTACCGATTCCGCGAGATCCCGGCCGGCGTCATGCTGCTGACCTGCGGCGTCGACGTGCAGAAGGACCGCCTCGTCTACGTGGTCCGCGGCTGGGGCGCCCGGAACGAATCCTGGCTCATCGAGCACGGTGAGATGTTCGGCGACCACCACGACACCCGGCTCGACGACGTCTGGATGGAGCTGGCGGAGCTGATCGAGAACGGCATCGGCGGCCTGCCGATCCGCCGGGTATTCATCGACGCGGGCTTCCGCCCCGGCAAGAAGGACGCTGGCGACGAGAACACGGTCTACGAGTTCTGCCGTCGCCATGCCCGGCACGTCTACCCGACGAAGGGCTACGACCACCGGACGGTGCCGCTCTCGGTCAACCGGATCGAGGTAAGCCCGGTCAGCGGCAAGGCCGGGTACGGCCTCGACCTCGTCCGCCTCGACACCGATGTCCTGAAGTCCTGGGTCCACACCCGGATCCGGTGGCCACAGGATCAGCCCGGGGGCTGGCACCTGCCGCTCGACGCAACCGAGGACTTCTGCCGCCAGGTGGTGTCCGAGGCGCGTGTGCGGAAACCGGGCGGCGGGTCGATGTGGCTGCGCCGGTCACGGCACAACCACTACCTTGACGCGGAATGCCTGGCCTACGGCGCCGCGAAGATGCTCGGCGTCGAACGCCTCCGGATCGAGGGCATGACCGAACAGGCCGTGCCGTCCCCAGCACCGACCCCGGCGGCCGCCGGCCCTGACGAACCCGCCCCTACGGTCGAGGCTTCCGAGCCCAAGCCCGCAACCGTCGTGCCCCTGCGCCCGGCGCCGGCGGCCCTGCCCTCACCCGCCGAACCGCCCGCACCGTCGAACGGCTTTCTCGGCCAGCGTCGGGGGTTTCTGCGGCGCTGAGGGCGTCTGAACCATGGAGGCTGCGATGGCCTACACCCAGAAGGACATCGACGCCCTGAAGGCGGCGATTGCCACCGGCGCCACCAAGGTGCGCTTCGCGGACAACCGCGAAGTCACCTACCGCACCCTGGCCGAGATGCGATCGGTCCTGGCCGAGATGGCGGCGGAGGCCTTGGGCTCGACCCGGCCCGCCCGCTTCGTCGCGGGCTACCGCTCGAACCTGTCCTGACGCCGATGGCAAAGCCGAACCTCCTCGACCGCGCCATCGGTTGGGCCTCGCCGCAGCGGGCCGCGTCCCGTGTCGCGGCCCGGGCCCGGATCGAGGGTATCAGCCGGGCCACCGCCCTCTACGACGGCGCCGCCCGCACCCACCGCACCGCCGGGCGCCAGATCTCGACCTCGGACGCCAACTCCGAGGTCCTGTACTCGTTTGGGCGCCTGCGCGACGTCTCGCGCGACCTCGCCCGCAACAACCCCTATGCGACCCGGGCGGTGTCCGGGATCGCCTCGAACGTCGTTGGCACCGGCATCCTGCCCTCCGTGGTGGGTGCGAAGGCCCGCGAGAAGAAGACGCTGCAGCGCCTGGTGCGCGAGCATCTCGACACGACCGACATCGACCTCGAGGGCCGCAACAACCTCTACGGCCTCCAGGCGCTCGCCATGCGCACGGTGGTGGAAAGCGGCGAGGCCCTCGTCGTGCGGTACCTGCCCGAGGCCAGCCTCGGCCTGAAGGTGCCCCTGCAAGTGCGGGTGCTGGAGCCGGACTACCTCGACCCGAACAAGCACGGGCCGATCGGCGACGGCAACATCTGCTTCCAGGGCATCGAGTTCGACCGGCACGGCCGGCGCGTGGCCTACTGGCTCTACCCAGAGCATCCCTACGGGGTGTCCTACCGCCGGTTCGGCGCCTCGAAGCGAGTCCCGGCGGCGGACGTGATCCACCTCTACCGGGTGGATCGCCCCGGGCAGGCCCGCGGCATCCCCTGGGCGGCCCCGGTGGTGATGACGCTGTGGGATCTCGGCGACTACGAGGACGCCGAGCTCATGCGCCAGAAGATCGCCGCGTGCTTCGCGGTCTTCTGGATGGACAAGGAGGCGGGTGCGCCCGTCTTCAACGCCGACGGGTCGGTCAAGGCCAGCGAGAGCGGCAACCCCGTCGACATGCTCGAGCCGGGGCTCGTCACCCGCCTGACCGGCGGCTCCGACGTCAAGTTCGCTACCCCGCCGGTGACCCAGGGCTATCCCGAATACACCCGCGCACAGATCCGCAAGATCGCCGTCGGGTTCGGGGTGCCGGCCGAGCTGCTGAGCAACGACCTCAGCCAGGTCAACTTCTCGTCCGGCCGCCTCGGCTGGCTCGAGTTCCAGCGCTCCATCGAGGTGTGGCGCTGGCACATGGTGATCCCGCACCTCTGCGTCGGGATCGGCCGCTGGTTCCTGGAGGCCGCGACGGTCCCGCTCAACGGCCCGACCAGCGCCACCTTCGAATGGACCCCGCCGCGGCGCGAGATGATCAAGCCGAGCGAGGACATCGAGGCGGCACGTGATGCTGTCCGGGCTGGATTCTCGTCCCGCTCCGAGGAGCAACGCAAGCTCGGGCACGACCCCGAGCTGATCGAGGCCGAGATCGCCGAGGACAACATCCGCGCCGACAAGGCGGGGACGCGGTTCGACAGCGACGGGCGCTTCCCGATGAACGCGGCCATGCCGCCACCTTCCGAGGCAAAGCCCGATGGACAAGCCCAGCCTCCTCGTTAACGGGGAGATCCTGCTCTACGGCGACGTCGGCGACCCCTACTGCTGGGGCGACGGCTTCACCGTCACCGACGTGGCCTCGGCCCTGGCCGAGCACGGCGCCGGCGACATCACCGTCCGGCTCAACTCCGGCGGCGGCATCGCCTTCGACGGCGTCGCGATCTACTCGCTCCTGCGCTCCCACGAGAGCGCCGTGCACGTCATCGTCGACGGCATCGCGGCCTCGGCCGCCTCGCTGATCCTGATGGCCGGCGACACGCGCGAGATGCGCGACGGCGCGATGGTGATGATCCACGACGCGGCCGGGCTGACCTTCGGCACCGCAGCCGATCACCAGCGCGACGCCACCGTCCTCGACAAGCTCTCCGACCAGTACGCCGGCATCTACGCCGCGCGCTCGGGCCTGGGACGCGAAGAGGTGCGCACGCTGATGCGCGCCGAGACCTGGTTCACCGCCGACGATGCGGTGGCGAAGGGTCTCGTCACCGGCAAGGCCGAGAGCCTCGCCGAGCCCACCGCCAGCTTTAACT